ACACGCAGTCGGAGCTTTAGAGAAAGCTCATGCTCAAATCAAGTCAGGTCAACAAAGTTCCAATCTTACAATGAAATATGATGGTTCTCCGTCATTAGTTTTTGGTCATCATCCTAAAACTGGTAAATTCTTTGTTGCTACTAAATCAGCCTTCAATAAAGAACCTAAGATTAACTATACAGATAAAGATATTGAAAGAAATCACGGTCACGCACCAGGCTTAGTAAAAACACTAAAACACGCATTAAAACATCTACCAAAAGTAACACCAAAGAGTGGTGTGTATCAAGGTGATTTGATGCATCATGCCGAAAATAAAACTATAAGTGAAAGTTATGTTAATGAGGCTGTATCATTTACTCCAAATACAATCACATATACTCCTAAAGACAAAAAAGAAGAAGATAAGGTTAAAAAATCTAAAGTTGGTATAGTTGTACATCAAGAATATCATATTCCTGATGTTAGTAAACTTAGCCATGATTATGTTAATAGAGCGATGGCTAGTATGAGAGCCTCACCTCATCCAGATTTAAGTAAGTTCAAAGAACATCCAGATGTCCATTTACATGGTGCTGAACATGATACAAGTAAAGTAAAACACTCAGAAGAAAACGAAAAGACATATCAGAAGCATATGGCTGCAGCAAAATCCATTCATACTACTCATGGTCATAAAATGTATGATGCCATTCATCCTAAGCATAGTGGTGATTCTGGTCATTTAGCAACATATATAAATCATACTGTAAGAACAGATGAAGTACCTAGTGTTAAGGGGTTTAAGGAACATCTACAACGCCAACACGAAAAGAATATTGTTAAAGCCAAGTCAGAAAAAGGTAAGGCAGAAAAAACTAAACAACGTGATGATGAGTTGGCTCATGTCGAGAAACATAAAGGTCATTATGAGAATCTATTGGCAATGCACCACCATCTACATCAAGCCAAAAATGCTTTGGTTAATTCTTTAGAAACACATGAAGGTCGTTATCAACACCACATCAATGGTAAGAAATCTAAACCTGAAGGATTTGTTGTGAATTATACACATGAAGGTAAAGAAGAACCAACTAAATTGGTCAACCGTGCTGAATTTGCTAAACAAAATCTATTGAAAGTAAGGAAATAAAAATGTCAATTCAATTGCAAATATACTTAGAGAGAGCTGGGATATCAGAATCAGTCCGTATGGGTAAAGTTATGCAATTTGCTGCCAAAGCTCATGAGGCTTGGAGAAAACAACATATTAAAGACAAAGGTGATGTTCCTAGAGTTAAAAAGAATAGTGATGGTACTGAAGGTGATATCAATGTGCCTTTTAATAAACTACATCCTGACTGGCAAAAAGAAAATATTGCTGCCGGTCATGCCGCTTTGGCAGCTGTAAAGAAACATCCACATGATATGGAAAAAGCATCTGAACACGTCCATAATGAATGGATGAAACGTAATCCTAAAGCAGATTACAACGCAGACCAACATAAACCATATAATGAATTACCTGAAGATGAAAAAGAAAAAGATAGAGTTCATGTCCGGACAATGATGGGTTTAAAAAATAAATGAAAACTTTTAGAAGTTTTTTATTAGAAGTAGAAGGACGTGGAACTTTAACCGCATCAGGTGCAAACGGCGAGATTCACAAAAAAAAATATATTGATCCTCATGTTGGTTCAAAAACTCCTACTCATGTTTTGGCTAAAGAGCATGATGATTTACCCAAAGGTTCTTCCGTAAAAATACACAAAGTTGAACATATTAATGGTAAAATCCATGTTCACGCAGAAGATGAAACCGGTAATCATCATGTTATTCCAATTTCAAAATTACATAAACCAGGTGAAGCCCCTCCAAATAAAGGTCATGATTATGAATCTAAGTTTGTTGAGAGAATGAAACATCATGGAATTATGCCAAAAGAAATGAAGGGTGCTGGTTCGAGTGGGGGTACAGATTTTGCAATTCATAATAAGAAAAAAGGTAAATTTCATGCAGCCTCAGTAACAGGAAGTTTGCTCAACGGCGAGACAAAAAATGGTACAACCGCTGCTATGGGTCAATTAACTATTCACCATACAAAAGAGAATGGTTGGCATATTAAAGATTCACAAAAAACAAAAAGACCAGAATATGCAAAACATATTGAAAAATCTGGTATTTTGAATCATATGAACAAACATCATCCAGATCCACAAAATGAACCAACAACTTCTTCTGGTAGAGCAAAAACAATTACAATCAAACATCCAAATTTACATCCAGCTGAAGGTTATTTAAAAGACCATCATGTTCATGTTTTACAAGTTGGTGGTCATGGAACTTATAAAGTTGGTCATAAAGACGAAACCGGACATGGTCTTCCATCAATTTCTGGTCATGGAGAATGGAGAATTAGAGAAAAACAAAAAGGCAATAAAGGTGCCCGCACTGTTGCTTTTCATCCCGATGGAGTAAAAGGATTGAATAAGAGCCATGTGGATTTAGACAAAGATTCTGATATACACGCATTCAAAAAAACTTTAGGACACAAATAAAATAATGAAATCGTTTTTAGAGATTATTGAAGAAGCAAAACAAGGTGAGAAGCACGCCGTGATGACCTTTGGTCGGATGAATCCTCCAACCACAGGTCACTTAAAAGTCATTGATAAAGTAAAAGAAATTGCACATAAGGTTGGTGGTTCACATCATATTATTGTATCACATTCACAAGATACTAAGAAGAATCCATTGAGTGGTGAACAAAAGGTCAAGCATTTAAAGAGATATTCACCTGGTACCAATATTGAATCTTCTTCAAAAGAAGAACCATCTATTTTTCATCATGCATCCAGATTATACAAAAAAGGTGTAACACATCTTCATGTTGTGGTTGGTTCTGACCGTGTAAAAGAATTCCGTGAAGCATTAAACAGATATAATGGTGTATCAGGCAGACATGGACATTATAAGTTCCACAAGATAACAGTTCATTCAGCTGGTCAAAGAGATCCTGATGCAGAAGGTTCTGAAGGTATGTCTGGTACAAAAATGAGAGACCACGCCAAGAATAAGAATTTTGGTGAATTCCGTAAAGGTGTTCCTGCTCATGTATCTGATGCTCATGCCAAAGAATTAATGAATGATACTCGCAAGGGTATGGGGTTACATGAATCAGCTGAACATGGTAGATTCAAAGCAATCTTTGTGACTGGTGGACCTGGTTCTGGTAAAGATATTATTATCCGTGAAGCCATTCCATCTACTAAGATTGTAGAATTGAACCTCATTCAAGCCAGAGATTACTTGGCCGACAAACAAAAGTTATCAGAAAAATCTACTGATTATCGCAGAGAAGCAATTCGCAATCGTGGTCCACTTATCATTAATGGTCCTGCCGATGATAGTGAAAAGATTACATACATCAAAGAAGAATTAGAAGAACTTGGTTATGAAACCATGATGGTGTTTGTCAATACTACCGATGAAGCTTCTAAAGAAAGAAATTCATTGTTGAATAGAATGATGGTAGAATCTATCAGACATGATAAGTGGGAAAAATCACAACAAGTTGCCAGACAATATGAAAAGATGTATGAAAACTTCAATGTGTTTGATAATACGGGTGATTTAGAAAGTAAAGAATTTGACATACACGAAATATACCAGACATCAAGAGATTTCTTAGCTAAAACAGTTATTAATGAATCTGCCGATGAATGGTTGATTAGAAACAATAAATTAGACATTAACTATACAATAAATAGGTTATTTGAGGACAAAACAAATGATAAAACGAATAATAGATTTCTTAAGGTTAAAACCACGCCAAGCCTCAGAGCCGATATGGCCGTTCCCGCAGACAACCGACCAAGTGACCCCAACGGAGACAACATCAAGTGGGGAGACAACAAAAAACGTGGAGGTTACACCTTCAGAACCTACGAAAGCTCCGGAGATAATCGTTTCGAAAGTAGTGAGCCAAAAGTTAAAAACTACCCCAGCCCCAAAGAAAGCAATTTCTCCCAGGACAAGGAAACCAAAAAATTAAAGAAATTTGGTGACAGGTCAGGTAAAGAAGCAAGACTCGGTAATCCTAGTGGTCTAGGTTCAGAGTGGAACACAAGAACAAATGGTTCAGGTTTAACAGGTGGTGCAGGATTAGGTAATCAGACATATAGTGAGTCACAGTATTATAGTAATGCCAATCCAGCAAGCACAGCATTCCCATCTGGTGGTTCAGTAAATCCTTTGAGTAGTGAGTATGAACCAAAGAAAAAAGCATTTAAGAAGTTCAGAAAAGAAGCAATTGATAGTCCAGGTGAAGTAGCAATGGGTGTTGCTGGTGTCTTAATGGGTGCCACAAACAAAGAACCAATGGAAACATATGCTAGTAAAAAGAATAATATAATAATAAGAGATAAAAAAAAACTAAAAGAAGATTACGTTGAAGAATTAGAAAAAGGTTTAACTAAATTAAATAGTCACAGTTATGATTCTATTGATAAATTAATGCAAAGTATATCAAAAAATCACGGTATTACTGGTAAAAAACTACATGATGACTTTAAAGAAAAACACGGTAAAATTCCAGACGATTGGATTAAAGAAAAGAAATGAAAACATTTAAACAATACTTAGAAGAAACAGCCGCATGGCAAAGGTCAGCTGGAAAAGATCCAGAAGGTGGCTTAAATAGAAAGGGAATTGCTTCTTATCGTGCAGCGAATCCAGGTTCTAAACTAAGTATGGCGGTTACAACAAAACCATCTAAGTTGAAGCCAGGAAGTAAAGCAGCTAATAGAAGAAAGAGTTTTTGTGCTAGAATGGGTGGTATGAAAAAAAGACTAACCTCAGCTAAGACAGCAAGAGATCCAGATTCAAGAATTAACAAAGCATTACGCAAATGGAATTGCAATTAAAAATAACGGAGAATAAAAATGTTTGCAAAAAATAAAGTAAGCCAATCTTTGGTAGATGCAGTCAGTTCAATAGTTAATGAGGCTGAAAAAGTACCTACTACTACAGGTATGAAGGTATATGGTTCAAGTTATGGTAACTCACAAAAGGCTCGTAAAGACCAATTAAAAAGCACTCTTGCTGATGTTAAAGGTCCTTCAAAAAGTGACAT